GTTCTTATCATAATACGTTTGAATTGTAAGAACTTTAAACCATAATGGTGTACCTTCCCCTGAAGAGACTTGGAAAACCTGTCCTGGTTTAAAACCAACACCTCTATTTTGAATCTTAATCTTAGAAGTTACTGGTAAAATTTGACCTTGGAATACAGAACCATATTTAACAACGTCGCCTGGGAAAATCTCGCCATAGAAGTTTCTGTTCAAGAAAACTTCATAGATATTCTGAGATGCATCAAACGGTACAACGTTTTCAATGTTCGCTGTAACTTTAGTAACGTTCTTACCAGTTGCAGTATAACCATCAACTGGAGTTGAGATATAAATCTTCTTCGATGTTTGAATGTCAACAATCTTACCAATTAATGCGATAGGGTCGCCAACATCAACTCTAACAAATAGAGAAATGTCTTGTTGCCAGCGTCCATCTGAAACACGAAGCATCTGTTTACCAGGATACTCCATAAACACGTCTTTACCATATAACAAACGGAACAACAACTTATAGGAAGCCTCTGAACCTTTTGCTAGGTATTGGTCTTTGATATGCTTTAATAGATATCGTTCAGTATCAAAACTAGCGCTGTTTGGATAGCTATGCGCCAGCTCAGATTTGAAGTGTTTGATGAATTCATCTAGAGTTGTATCAATATCACGAATCTTACTGATGTCAACCTGACTGTTCTCAAGGAACTCATAATATGCCTCAACGAAAGCAACGAATGTTGGATACTCAGCTCGAACGAATTCGGGCAACTGAGTAGCAACAACGTTGCTTATTTTTGTACGGATATTATTATACTTACCCATTATGCGTTTCTAATTGAAGTAAAGATATAGTTCTTACCTGCTTGGTTAGAACCAGCTGCTGTCATATCGTTGATTACTGTCACAGTTAAGTGTGCGCGGTCAATTTGTACAATCTGGTTATATGCAGTAATAACGTCATACGATTCAGGCTTCAAGATCAATTCAAACTTAGCTTCCGCCATAGATGTGATAATCAAGTTACGAATTACCAAAGTACCTTTATCGTAATTTACACTACCGATTGTTGGATTTACAATATATTTATTTTGGTTCGCATCAAAATAGAACAGACGTAAGTTACCTTGACCGTCATCGTCAATGTAGTGAACGTTTGAAGAATCTGGTACATAGAAACCAGTTGATAAAACAGCTTCATCTGGAATTGTTGAACGATAAATCGGGTTGATCATGTTCAACTTATATTCAGAAGAAAGGTTGTAACGTGGAGTAAATTCACGACGAACTAGAATCTTAGTTGTGTTGTTAACAATAGCTTGATCAGAATCATCAACCAAACGAACTAGCTGAGAGTAGCGAAGAATACCATCAAAACGCTTTAAGTTTTCATCATCATATGTGTAGATAGAATCACGAATAATTGTCTCAAGCTGCGCTGGAGTCTTATCGGAAATCTTAGCGTTATAGTATGCTGTAATGTTAATCTGAACGTTAAAGTATTCAGGGTCAATAAACTCTGGTGTGATAGAAACGATAGACTTTGGTGCAATGATGTTGTTCTTGATATAGTCTTTTTGCGCTTCAGTTAGCTTGTTAGTATCAGTTGGTTTGATACAGATGAAAGTCTTACCGTAGATTGGTGGGTCGTTATCTTCACCACCCCAAACAACTACTGAAGCTGCTTGTGGGAAGTTCTTAAAGATTAGAGCCTTATAGTCTTCAGTTGTAACTGCACGGTTTTGCGCAGCGAACATTCTTGGAGCATTATATTTAATAGCATCAATATCTTCAGGGCTTGCGCCGCCGAGAGCTGGTGTATTCGCAACAACAGTTAAACCAGAACCCAAAATAGCTGAACCAGCATATGAGAAGGTATTTGCGCCATTCGGAGATTCTAGAGATGAAACATAATATTCAAACGATAGATAGTTACCATCTTCTGGTTTGAAACCTACAACACCGTCACCGAAATAAATTTCATATAAACCATCGTCTAATTCTTTAATAAAATATGCTTTTGTTGTAGAACTTAGAGAAGTCATGGATTCAGCAAGAGTATATACAGTAAATGTGTCATCAGTTGCTGTTTCGCGAATCTTAACTTTTAGGGTTGTAAGGTCAACATTACTATTTGGTAGAACGTATTTCTGCCCCTTACCAATGTAGTAATTATAACGAAGCGGGATACCTTCAATTAACTCAATATTAGAGAACGTATAAAAACCACCAGCAGCAACAGTAGTAACATCATCCTGATTATAGAATGTGTATGAAACACCGTCAATAGAAGTCAGGAAAGGTTGGCCAGCTTGTAAAGTTACAACATCTTGGTTGTATGTTGGGGCAGTAACAGTAGCATTAACATATGCCTTGGCGCAAGTAGCTGAGTTTGGTGTATAACCTAGCATCTTAGCTAAAGAAACAACTGACGATCTCTTACTTGCAGAGTCAAGAAACATTTCATTGACTGCAAGGTTAGTATAGATCGAGTTGTAGTGGGTGTTATATGCTAGTAAATCTAATAAGATAGAAAACGATGAGCCATCAAAATCGTAATCCTGAAACTGGTCTTGACCTTTAAGGAAATTTTTAAGGTTTGACTTAATTGTGTCAAAGTCTAGTTCGCTTACTTTAATTCTTTTTGAGAAAGCCATTATCGTGTTCTTTCAAGTAAAAACTCTAGGGAAAGTGGAGATTCTGTATTTACAAGTTTAAATGTAATAGAGACATACAATGAGTTGTTTTCTTCTGATGGAATAACCTCAACTCCAAGTAGTTTAACTCTTGGTTCAAAATTGGAGATTAAGTCAATTATCGCTCGGCGGACCATCAGAGCTGTAACAGGGGTCATCAAATCAAAAAGCAATTCTCTAATAGGTGATCCCATCTCGCTATGAAATGGTCTCTCGAAGTGCCTTGTCATAATTAGATTTTTAATAGACTGCTTTACAGCATTCTCGTCGTGCTTGCGAACTAAATCCCCCGTCACTGGATGCGGGGCAAAATTTAGATCTAAGTCGGAAAAGATTCTTGTATTTCGTGCCATATCTTTTATTTAGGTTTCTACCTTATGCTTTCTTTGAAACTTGCGGAACTGAACCAGATAAAAGTACAAAACCTTTGCTATTTGGATCATACACGTGGTTGATCATAGTGAATGCTTGTCTACGGTTTCCTTCAGGTTTATACCCGATATGTACCCAACATTTGTCTGGAGATTGATATTCTAAAATCAATTGGTCATAAATGATAGCAGCTTCGAGTTGCTTGGCCAAATTATAGTTAAACTTATACATTGATGCACCGTTACCGAGGGAGATATCAATACAGTGACCCTTACAGTGGTCTGAAGTTGGAGACTCGTGTTGTACAACACCTTTCAAACGATACCCTGAAGTGATATGCCATAGCTTCTTATATCCATTTAAACCTTCTGGTAAGAACGCTAATCCTGGCTCTAATACGTTTTGTGCGACGTGAGCTAAGTTACACACAATCTCTTGAACCGTATATAAACGTTCATTCGACTGTTTGTTAGGCTTCAACATTTGGGATTGTAATAGGTGACGATTATCAGCTATCAACATACCAAGAGTAAAGTTCTTAGATAAACGATAATCTCTAGTGAAGTCTTTAGTTGTGTAGATAATAGCACAGTCAGCTGGAATAGCTGCAGATTTGCTACCACCAGTTGGAGCAGAAGTTTCTTCAGAACTTACTGGTGATGGAGAATCAACACCTTCGGTTCTAGCCATAGTACCCAAAACTGCTCTCCCTTCTGGAGTATTCCAATCATCAGGAGTTTCAATAGGGCTGCTCTTCTCGAATTGACGAGGTGGCGGAACCAAATATTCTGGCGCAGAGTACAACGCATCACCAGCAGCTGGTGGAGTTAATTCAACAGATGTAATGTTATCTGCTTCTGGCGCTGGCTGAGCTGCACCAGTACCAAGATTATATGTACCATAATCAACATTAACTGCACCAGAGCCTTTCACATTAACAGTAGAACCAGAAACTTTAACTGATGAACCAGCCTTGGCGCTAAATTCGGAAGAAGCGTCAGCTTTAATTGTAGCAGCTTTTACAATAGCTTCATTAGCAGCTTGTATGTTAACACCTTGACTAGAAACAAGTTCAATACCAGCAGCAGCAACTTGATATTTACCAGCAACAAACGTTTGCATATCACCGCCAACGGCTAAAGTTAGATCATTGGCTACTCCCACCTGAGCATTATTACCAACTTCAATCGTAGCATTTCCAGAAATTTGTGCATTTAAATCTGACCTAGCGAACAAGTTAACATTACCGTCAACTGTTATATTGCATTCCCCAGCAACGTGAATACAACCATTGGACTCCATAAGGATATAATTATCACCGACAATGTAGTTTACTTGAGTGCCATTAGCGTCAATCTCAGTAAATGTACCAGAGCGGTGATATGTGTTAATACGTTCTTGTCCTGGAGTATCATCAAATTCTTGAACGTGCCCTGACTCAGACTCAAATACTTTGTTAAATGGATATTGCGCGCCGAACGGAGCCATAGGTTGGTTCCATTCGCCGCCACTCAATGCTCTAGGG